CTTATCTGTCTTTAGAGTATTCCCTACTAAAGTTAAACCTAAATTAGGAACAATTATTGATCCTTTTTCAGGTACTACTAGAACTTTTGATTCTAGTAAGTTAAAATTAGCTTTAAGGGAAATACACAAGGGCACACTTAGTCTCCATAATCCTAAATTGATAAAACTCGAATCGGCGGGTCCAAATACAGTTAAATCTGCATGAGGGTCTTCTCTAGATTCTTTGGCTTTTATTTATAATCCAAAGATTCTTTGAGATCTTATAATATACCATTATTACTTTGGTAAATTATGAGTACCGATTTGAATTATCCTTTTAGTTACTTTAGCAGCGCCTTTGTTCTTAATTTTAAGAACAACGGGCCACCTGGAAAATGTATTGTTAGGTAGATTGTCGGTGGTTTATGATCAGGCTGGAAAAGCCCGAGTCATTGCTATCACTAATTGGTGATTGCAAATGACACTTAAACCATTACACAGTTCTATCCTTTCAATACTGTCTAAGTTAGATGAAGATGGTACTTTTGACCAACATGCACCTCTCAATAAGTTAATTGAAAAGGTTCCTGCTGGGACAATGTTCCACTCCTTCGATCTTAGTGCTGCTACAGATAGACTACCTTTAGATGTTCAACGGGACATACTCAATATTCTTAACCCTTCATTAGGTACACTTTGGTCTAAACTTATAGACTTTGAGTGATACTATGAAGGAAAGTTTTATAAATATGCCGTCGGACAACCTATGGGTGCCTACAGTTCTTGGGCAATGCTTGCTTTGACACATCATGTGATTGTCAAGTTAGCCGCTCATAACGTGGGAGTGAAGAAGTTTACAGATTATTGTATTTTAGGTGACGATGTCGTTATTGCTAACGATTTAGTTGCTAAAGAGTACTATAATCTTATGACTCTCCTTGGTGTCTCTATTAACCTTAGTAAATCTGTACAGTCTTGTGACTTTGCAGAATTTGCCAAAGTTTGAAGAGGACCAGGAGTCGACTTAACTCCGATAGGACCTGGCTTAACGCTAAGGCTTATCAGAGATAAGAAGTTCCTCGCTGTGTATCTTGCAGAAGCATGAAAATTGAAGATAATCTCTTCTTTCCATGACATTCTAGG